CTACTGGTATGCACCCAGATGTTATAATAATGGACGACTTAGTGTCAGAGCGTAATGTAACTACGGAAGACCAGATTGAAAAAGTAAAACAGCATTACAGGTTTGCGTATTCTCTGCTTGAACCTGGAGGATTGCTCATTGTTATAGGTACTCGCTATCACATGAACGACCTGTATAATGAGATTCTTGCTGATGATACTTTTGACCATATAGTAAGACCAGCTATACTTGAAGATGGCAGTTATTTTTTTCCTACACGTTTAGGACCAAAACGCCTTGAAGAACTAAAAAAATCTCAAGGTATTTATATTTTTAATTCTCAGTACATGCTTAATCCAATATCAAGCGAAAACGCTGTATTCCGTCCACAGGATATTAAATATTATGATGATTGTGACTTACCTAAAAAATACTATACATTTATTACAGTAGATTTAGCTATTTCTCAGAAAGAGAAGGCTGACAATACAGTAATAATGGTATCGTCTGTAGACGCAGATTCTAATATATACATCAGAGAAATAGAAGCAGGGAAATTTACTCCACAGGATACTATAGATAAAATTTTTAATATGGTTAATAAATATAAAAAAGATAGACTATTAAAAGTAGGTGTAGAAAGCGTAGCCTGGCAGAAAGCATTGATATATTTCTTACGCGACCAGATGCGTGCTAGAGGGCATTTCTTCCCATTAGTAGAGTTAAAAGCAGATAAAGATAAAATAAGACGTGCGCACGCGCTTGCTCCGTTTGTAGAGAACGGTGCTTTTTATATTAAAAAAGACATGACTACACTTTTCCAAGAAATGATAGAGTTTCCTTTAGGTAAACACGATGACCATGTTGACGCAGCGTCCTATATTCCTCAGATCATGCGTAAACCTGGTAAAAGTGAACGTAAGGGTTATGATACTGTATATACTCCTATTAATAATGTAACCGGATATTAAAGGCGGTGAGTGGGTTGGCGTTTGATTTTAGTAAAGCAAGTGACGAACAAGTTTTACATCAAGTAATTATGGACTTTGAGACTGCAGATAAGGCTAGAGCAACTAGGGAAGATAAATGGCTTACATGGTACAAGATGTATAGGTCCTATGTAGATAATAAAATAACCGATAGGGCTAACTTATTCATACCTTATGTGTATAGTATAGTTGAAACAGTAACACCACGTTTAATAGCTTCAATTTTCGCATCTAAGCCGTACATAGGAATTCTCCCTGTAAAAGCAGAAATGGTTGAAAATGCTAAAGCTATGGAAAATTTAATAGATTATCAACTTAATCAAAAAGTAGGAATTATCAGTGTTGCAACTTCATGGATTAAAGAAGCACTTATATTTGGAACATCAATTCTAAAAACAGGCTGGGAATACGAAGAAGATGAGGTTATTACTGAAGAGCCGTTAGTACAGATAATGGGTATACCTATTGGCACTAGGCAAGTTAAGCGTATAGAGGCTGTAAAAGATGACCCATTAGTACAACATATAGACCTTTGGGATTTCTATGTTGACCCTGCTGGTATCGATATTGATAGTGCTGATTATTGTATTCATAAGGTATATAGAGATATTTCTTATTTAAAGGAAATGGAAAAACTTGGCGTATATCGTAATATAGAAGAAGTTACTAAGGCTGTAAGTGAACAAGCATACGCTACAGGTATGAATACACGATTAAGTGCTATAGGCATGCAGTCTATAGATAAGCCTACTGATAAGATAGAACTTCTTGAGTATTGGACCGATGACAGAGTTGTGGTAGTTGCTAACAGGGCTGTAGTTATACGAAATGATGAGAACCCTTATTATCATAGAAAGAAGCCATTTGTAAGATTGGTAGACAATCTTGTACCCCATGAGTTCTATGGTATAGGTGAAATAGAGCCTATTGAATATTTACAATATGAACTTAATAGTATCCGCAATCAACGGATGGATAACATAAACTTAATAATCAACCGCATGTGGAAAGTGCTTAGAGGAGCTGATATTGACCCTAAACAACTACGGTCTAGAGCTGGAGGTATTATTGAAGTTGATGATATGGAAGATATTCAAGCATTAGAAATGGAAAACGTATCAGCTTCGTCTTATCAAGAGGATGAGATTATCCGCAGGGATATGGATAACGCTACAGGTGTAAACGATTATGCTCGTGGCGAGAATACTGACAGACGTGAAACGGCTACCACCGCATCAATTCTGTCACAGAATGCTAATGAGCGTTTTAAGTTAAAAGTCACTCTTATGGAAGACATGGGGATGCGTAGATTAGGTAATTTCTTGGTACAGTTAAACCAGCAATTTGTGGATACTGAAAAAGCTATACGTATACTTGGTCCAGATGGAATGAAGTATATGGAAATATCACCAGAACAAATACGCGGGCAATTTGACGTTATGGCTCTAGGTTCTTCTGTTGAGCCTACAGTAAATAAACGTCAGAAATTAGATGGGTATATAAATCTATACAATTTACTTAAAGATAGTCCTTATATTAACCATCCAGAACTTATTAGAGATATTCTGGAGACAGCTGATATTAAGGACGTTGATAGAATATTAATGGGAGCAGATGAAGTTATGATGCAACAGTTATTTGGACAAATGAATATGGAAACGATGGGACAATCGATGGCAGGACCAATGAACGCAGAAATGATGCAACAAGGGCAGATGATTCCCTCTAATATTAACGATGAGGGAGTGATGATTAATAATGGATAAACCTGATATAAAGGTATTAAAGGAATTACGCAACAGACCAGAGTGGATCGAACTATTTAAGTATTTAGAGAATAGAAAGGCTGAATCTATTACAAAAATAATCAAAGCTGAACCTACTGATGTAGTAACTATAGCCAACCATCAAGGGCGTTTAGCCGCTCTTGATTTGGTAATAAATGTAGTCTTAAAAGACTAAGGAGGAAAATTTAGATGGATGATTTAAACAAATTCTTCGACGACTTGGAGAAACCTGAGACTTCCCAAGAGGAACACTCTCAGGATGAACAACTCGAAGAAGGAGTAGAGGAGCAGACTTCCCAAGAGGAACACTCTGCTGAGGACGTTGAGGAAGGTAGTGACGATGCTGGCGAGCAAGCTGTGCAACAGCCTGTAAAGAAGTTTGCTGGTAGGTACAACACTGTAGAGGACCTTGAAAAAGGTTACAAAGAATTACAGAGACAGTTGACCAAGATAAACCAGCAACTCCCACAAATCTTACAGCAACAAGCAATACAGACGCAGGCTCCACCCGTGCATAGTCCTACAGTTGGGGTCCCCTCAGTCCCTCCTGAATTAGCATATGACCCCAGATTTCAGCAGCTAGCGCAGGCTAATCCTGAAGCCGCTAGAACTGTTGTACAAAGGTACTATCAACAGCAACAAGCTAATACAATAGCTCCGTTACAACAGGAATTACGTACATTAAAGATGCAACAGGAAGTAATGATGTTACGAGCTACACAACCAGATTTTGAAGAGGTAGCCGTAAACATTCCTGTCATTTTTAATGAAAATCCGTGGCTCTGGAACACACCCAACCCTGTAGCAACTGCTTATAAAATGGCGAAAGCTGAGAAATTAACTGAAGCTGTTAATACAGCTTCAACAGCCGCAAAACAGGCGGCGTATATGAAGCAACAACAGAAGAAAACTGCTGTTGCTGAAAGACAACAGGCCAAGGTACCACAAACTCAGAAAACTCCAGAAGATGAAATTGCTGAATCCATTCTTGGATTAAGCTCGACTGGAGGTAAACGAAATGCGTTTATTTAAAATTTGATTAGGAGGTAATGTAAAATGCCGTTAGTAACAGGTATTAGAACTACTAAAAATATTAACCAAGACCAACGTAAAGTCGATATGGCTGATAAGATAGCTTTACTACAACCTAGTAAGGCTCCGTTGGTTTTATTAACGAAAAAAATAGCCACAAAACCAACTATTAACCCTATCTTTCATTGGTTAGAGGACGACCTACAAGCTCGCTGGGATGCTGTTAACAATGCAACAGGTTATACCAACGTTGATACAGCTATTGTTGTTGACGACGGAACGCTGTTCAATGTTGGCGATATTGTTAAAGTGCCAAGAACCGGCGAGGTAATGCGAGTAACTGCTATATCTACTAACACATTAACTGTTGTTCGTGGATATGGTACTACTGCCGCGGCTGCACTTGTTGATAATGACCCCCTGTTAATTATCGGTAGTGCCTTTAAAGAAGGCGACCTGGCAGCAGAAGCAACGGGTACTATTACCAGCACAGTATCCAACTACACTCAGATTTTCCGTACTTCCGTTAAGGTTACTAAGACTCAAGAAGCGTCTGAACTTTATGGCGGTTCTGATAGAACATATCAGCGGAAGAAAAAGGGTATAGAGCATGCTGTAGATATTGAACGTGCTGCCTGGTTTGGGGAGAAAACAGAAAAAGTTAATGGAGCTGAAATTATTAGAACTACAGCAGGAATTCTTGCTATGATTTCTGCCAATGCTTCAACTTATGATGCAAGTAATGCACTGACTGAAGATAACTTCGAGAAGGAGTTTCTCGAAAATCTGTTTAAGTACGGCAATCCTAAGAAAACCATGTTCTGCTCATCCAGGGTTATTTCTGTAATTAACAGTTGGGGCAGACATAAATTACAAACAGTCGTAGGTGAAGAAACTTACGGATTGAATGTAATGCGTTATATCTCTGCACACGGCGAGTTGAATCTTATCCAACATCCTCTGTTCGAGGGCGCAGTATATGGTAAAATGGGTGTTGCTCTTGACTTAGAGAATGTTCAATGGAGACCTCTCACTGGTCGTGATACAAAGTTGAATACTAATATTCAACCTAATGACGCTGATTACTACCTAGATGAATATATTACCGAAGGTGGTTTTATGGTTAAACTGCCTAAGACTCACGGTATCGTCAAGAACGTAGACTTCCCAGCGTAGATTGATTGAGGGGGTTATTAACCCCCTCTTCCTTGATTAAAAATTAGGAGGTATTTTTGTGAGGTTTTATTCTAAAAGCACGTCTCTGATATTACAGGTAACTCCTGGAAAAACTACAATTATAGATGGTAAGGTTATTAAAGAGCCTGGGATAGCAATTACGTTTGATAAAGGGATGTTTGATACTACAGATGAAACTTTAATTGCGAAAATTAAGGAAACGCCAGCATTTAAAAACGGTGACGTTGTAGCTGTTACAGATGAAGAAGTCAAAGCTACTAAAAAATCAGGTAAAAAAGAGCAATTAGTTGATGGCGGTAGCGAATAAAGCTACCGCTTTTTTCACTAGTAAGGAGGTGTAAAACATGAATGTAGGGGAACTGCGAGCAGCATTTGAGGCTCTTGTAGATGATACAGTGGACAATGCAATATTTTTAGTATGGTTAAATGAATCACTTGAAGATATTTCTACAAAGTACGGACCTGTTGCTACTTCTACAATAACAGCATTAGAATCTGGTGCTGAATATAATCTACCATCTGACTTTTTAAAAGTAATAGAGGTAGTTAATTCTAATAATGAATTGTATTTAGATTATGAAATAAGCGAATTAGGTACTATAGCCTTTGCAGATGCTGATACTTATAATGTTAAGTATCATCGTATGCCTACAAGACTTGTTGTAGGCAATGATTTACTTGTTCCTGAAATTCATGAATTATTACATTCTCCTATGTATCTTTATGCGGCAAGTATGTATTATGATAGAGAATCAACTGGTGATAAAGAAGAATCTGAAATGGCGTCTAAACTTATGCTTAAGTATGAAGCAACAGTTGAGCGTAGAGTAAAAGCATTAAAAGCAAGAAGGAGTAAACAATTTGGATTTTCTAAGTAAAGGAGGGATGTATAGTGAAGATGCTCCAAGCCTATAAGGATTTTACCGGAGGCTTATCAGAAGTAGCTCCTGATATTATGCTGGATACAGAACTTACTAATGCTCAGAATACTGTTCCTGCAGAACGCGGCGGCCTGTCTAAATGCAAAGGCACTGTACGGGTTAATGCTGCTCCTTTTAGTGCTACTGGTATAGAAGTCCTTATAGAATATGGAAAAAGTGATGGTACTATAATCCCTTTAGCTTTCAGCGGCACAACAGTACGTAAATGGGATGGCACCGTATTAAAGAGTGATTTACCTGGCGTACCTACTGACTGGGATATTTATAATGATATTTTATATTGGTTGGACGGAACCAAATTTTGGCAGTATGATGGTACTACTATTTCAGAAGTCCAGATGGACACAGAAGGCGACCCTACCACTTGGAATATTATTAAGACGTGTCATTTTATTGAACAGCGGGGGCAGCGGCATTTCTTTGCAAAGAAAAACTCCAACTCCTTATATTATTCAGAAGTTGGAAAACCTAACTGTATTAAAGCTGCTAATGTAATTAAAGCAGTTACGGACGATGCTGATAAAATAACAGGGTTAAAGGAATTCGCTAATGCTCTTTTAGTGTTTAAGCGTAACTCTATCTTCTCCTGGACAGGATGGGACCCTGCAGGTACTACAGGGGAGCCTGTGCGATTTGACCGTATTCTTGTACACAAAGGCACGGTGTCTCATCATACTATTCAACGTGTTGACAATTATCTTCTGTATCTAGCAGATGATGGTGTGTACGCTTTACAAAATCCTTACCCGAACATGATTTCTTCTATTAATTTAACAGATAATAAAATCAGTAATATCATTAAAGATTCATTAAACCAAGAAAAAGCCTGTGCTGTTTACTATGACGGAGCGTATCGTTTATCTATTTGTACAGAAGGCACTGTTAACAATGCCGAATACAGGTTTTATTCCACAATGGGAGAAAAAGGTGCTTGGTTCGGTCCCTATACTCACCCTGTTGCTTGTTATCTTGTACGAAGCGACGGTAAACTTTATTCTGGACATCCATCTAATGGTTTAATTTTTGAACACGAAAACGGATATAACTACGATGGTCAACCTATTCATATGATAGTAGAAACTAAGCCCTTTGACCCGTCGCAAGGATTTGTTTATGATTGTAAATACAAGAAAATGTTTGTAGCTGCTTCGCAATATGACACAGAAAGTAGTACAACTACTGTGTATGTAAAAGTTGATTATAAATTACAACAATTTGATTATACGCTTGATTTTGACGAAAGTTTGGTTTGGTCGGAAGGTATCTGGAGCAATACTTACTGGGGATGGGTAGATTTTATTACTAAAGAGATTAAACTTAATGCTAAGAAAGGTAAACGTATTCAAGTTAAATTTGAAAACAATACTGTGGACCAACCAGTTACTATCTACGGAATAGCCTTCCTGTTTAAACCGAAGAAAGCAAAAGGTAACAGGGAAGGTATCACGGAACAAGAGGTGATGTAATATATGGCACAAGTTAGTTTTCCTTATACATTAGAAGAAGGCACTAAGGCTTTTGCTACGCAGGTAATGGCTAACTTTAACGTTTTGAAAAATTTAATTAATCAGGGAATTGAAAACGACAATCTTAAAAATTTAGCTGTTACTACTGAAAAAATAGCTGATTTAGCTATTACAACTGCAAAAATAGCCACTAGTGCTGTAACCACAGATAAAATTACGGACAGTAATGTTACTACTACTAAAATAGCTGATTTAGCGATAACTACTTTAAAATTAGCTGATGCTTGTATAACAAATACGAAATTGGCTTTAAATTCCGTAGATACTGATAATATAATAGATTACGCTGTTACTACTTCCAAACTTAACGATTTAGCAATTACTACAGGAAAATTAGCTGATTTAGTAGTAACAGAGGCTAAACTAGGTAATCTATCTGTATCAACAGGAAAGTTAAAAGATTTAGCGGTAACTACTGCTAAAATAGCTAATAGTGCTGTTACAACAGATAAACTTGCTAATAATAGTGTAACTACAGAAAAACTAGTAAATTCTTCTGTAACTACTGATAAAATAACTAACGGTGCTGTTACAGGAGATAAGATTGGTACTTATGCAGTTACGGTTGACAAATTACATCCCGAAGTAGCTGAAATGGCAGGAGATGCAGCATTAAAAGCACAATTGACAGACATGAACACCCAAACAGCAACATTTCCTCATGGTGCGTCTGTACTTGAAGTACCCCAAGCATCCCCTGTTGATGTAGCTTTAGAAGGCAGGACTTTGGTAAATTTATTGGGGAGAAATGGAAATGCAGGAGAAGTGTTATGGACGTTAAAAGGCTCGAATGTTAGTTCTGTATCAGAGGACACATCTGTATATGTTATTGGAGAAAAATCACAAAAAGTAACCGTTTTAGCAAGTGCAGGTAATAGATACGTTAGATACCTTTTTGATTATAAATTAGAATCAAATAAAGATTATTTGATTATGTTAATGCTAAGACGTTCTGTATCTGGAAATATAGCAGTCAAACTTTATCAAGGAACAGGATTAACTACTGTAGTAACTTCAAAAACATTTACTTTAAATACCAACGAATGGACATTAGCATATTGGAAATATAATTCAACAGTAGATGATACTTTTAGCATAGTTATTGATGCATTAGGGTCTGATGTAATTGATTATTGGTTTGACGGTGTTCGCCTTTACGAAATTCCCCAAGAAATTTATGACAAAATTGACGTAGACCCAGAGTACACTGGAGATAAATTAGCAGAAAAATTTCCTTACGTTGATTCAGTCCAGCATATACAAAATCCTTATGTAATAGCAAGGGGAAAGAATTTATTGCCTCCATTCACTCAATGTATAACTATAAATAGTGCTGGAATAAAAGAAATAATTGAACCATATAAATTAAAAATAACAAAAACTGCTACTGGATGGAGAA